AAACAATATCAAGGAGATAACAAATGGCATTTCAAATCTCTCCAGGCGTAAACGTATCTGAAGTCGATTTAACGACAGTTGTACCTTCAGTTCTGACTACGGCCGGTGCATTTGCTGGAAAATTCGTATGGGGTCCAGGAAACAAAATAATTTCTGTTGAAAATGAAGTCAACTTAGTTAAAACATTTGGTAAGCCAGATGCAAATACTTACGCTTCGTTTTTCACTGCTGCAAGCTTCTTAGCTTACGGTAATAACCTTAAAGTAGCTCGTGCTATTGGTCCTAGTGCTAAAAACGCTAGCGCAAATTCTAGTGCTACACAAATTGCTGTTGATAACGAAGATACTTTTGAAGCTTCGTATTTGAATAACAGCAATGGTAATGCTTACGGCGCTTTTATGGCACGTTATCCAGGTGCTCTTGGAAACTCTCTTACAGTATCCGTTCTTGATGCTGGTGGTAACTTTAGCACATGGAACATTAATTCTGTTGGAGTATCTTCTTATTTCAATAGTGCTCCAGGAACGTCCGCTCAAGCAGCTGCCGCTGGTGCCGCTAATGACGAAATTCACGTTGTAGTTGTTGATTCTGGTGGTTTGTTTACTGGTATCAAAAATACAGTATTGGAAGTTTATCCATACCTCTCTAAAGGTTTAGATGCTACCGATTCTTTAGGTAATTCAAACTATTACAAGAATGTAATTTTCAATAAATCAAAGTATGTTTATGCTATTGATCCAGTAAGTTACGCTACAACCAATTCAACATGGGGTGATGCTTTGGCTAATACAAATTATGCCACAGTTGCAACATCAACAACACTTTCATTAGGTGGTGGTGTTGAATCTACTCCAACCGATTCTGAATTACAAACAGCTTATGCTTTATTTGTAAATCCAGATGCAGTCGATATTTCTTTAGTGTTGGCTGGTGATGCTGGAAGTGCAACTCAACAATATATTATTGACAATATTTCCAATGCTCGTAAAGATTGTATGGCATTCGTATCGCCTCCTGCTTCTACCGTTGTTAATAACTCTGGTTCAGAAGTTGATGATATCGTAACGTGGCATACAGCGTTGGCTCGTTCAACATCTTATGCTGTTGCTGATTCTGGTTGGAAGTATATGTTTGACAAGTATAACAACACATATCGTTATGTTCCATTAAATGGTGACATAGCCGGTACCTGTGTGTATACAGATTCAGTTCGTGATCCATGGTATTCACCAGCAGGATTTAATCGTGGCAATCTAAAGAATGTTACTAAGTTATCTTGGAATCCAACCAAGACACAAAGAGATTCTTTATACGCCATCGGTATCAATCCAGTTGGAACATTCCCTGGCCAAGGTACTGTATTGTTTGGTGACAAAACCTTACAAACTAAACCATCTGCATTCGACCGTATCAACGTCCGCAGATTGTTTATTGTATTAGAGAAAGCAATCTCTACAGCTGCCAAGTTCTCATTGTTTGAATTCAATGACGAATTTACACGCAACCAATTTGTTGCATTAGTTACACCTTTCCTCCGTGATATTCAAGGTCGCCGTGGTATCTATGACTACCGTGTTGTTTGTGATACAACAAATAATACACCACAAGTCATTGATTCCAATCAATTCGTTGGCGACATCTATATCAAACCTGCTCGTGCCATCAACTTCATTCAGTTGAGTTTCGTAGCAGTTAGAACTGGTGTAGATTTTACTGAAATCGTTGGTAGAACTTAATAAATAATTCAACGAATAGGAGAAAAAAATGGCATTTAATGTAGCAGAATTCAGATCAAATATGATTGGTGACGGAGCCCGTCCTAATCTATTTCAGGTCTCTCTCGTATTTCCAACTATTGCAGCAGGCGGTACAGCAGCAGGTCAAAAAGCCACGTTTCAAGCTAAGTCGGCTCAGTTACCTGGTGCAACAATCGGTACTGTTCCTCTGTATTATTTTGGTCGTGAATTAAAGTTTGCTGGTAACCGTACCTTTACTGACTGGACGTTACAGATCATCAATGATGAAGATTTCACAATTCGCAATGCGATGGAATCATGGATGAACTCTATCAATAGTCACGCTGGTAACCTACGTAATAACCAAGCTGCAGCACCATCTGGTTATTCTGTTGATGCACAGGTTACTCAGTATGGTAAAACTGGCGATGCATTGAAATCGTATAAGTTTGTTGGAATGTTTCCTGTTGATATTGCTCCAATTGATTTAGATTGGGGCTCGAATGATGTTATCGAAGAATATGCGGTAACATTTGCCTATCAATGGTGGGAAGCTGAACAGACAAGTTAATATACATCATTATACGGAGAGAATTTCGGTTCTCTCCATTATGCTTTTTTGAATTGGAATAAAATACTATGGCAAATAAATTCTCACTTTTTGGCTTTACAATAGCACGAAACAGGGAAGAACAATCCCAAGAAGTGCAACAATCTTTCACGCCTCCTTCAAATGAAGATGGTGCTCTTACTATTACCTCAGCGGCTTATTATGGTACATATGTTGATCTAGATGGTACAGCAAAAAATGATGTAGAACTTATTTCACGATATCGTGAAATGTCAATGCAGCCTGAAATTGAATCAGCCATTGATGATATAGTAGGTGAAGCTATTTGTCAAGATGATGATGGCCAAATTATTAAACTGGTGTTAGATGATTTGAAACAACCAGAAAAAATTAAAGCCGCAATCAAAGCAGAGTTTGAAACAGTTATGCGCCTGTTAAATTATAAAAACATGGCACAAGATATTTTCCGTAGATACTATGTTGATGGTCGTTTGTATTACCACGTCATTGTGGATAAAGAACAACCAATGCAAGGCATTAAAGAATTACGTTATATCGATCCACGAAAGTTAAGAAAAATTCGTGAGATGAAAAAGGAAAAAGATCCAAGAACTGGCGTAGAGGTAATGAAAGTTATCAATGAATACTATGTGTTCAACGATAAAGTTACCACTGGTGCTTCTTCTAACTTTGGTCCAGTTGGTATAAGAATTACAACCGATTCTATTGTTTCCGTTGTTTCTGGTTTGATGGATTCTCGCCGTGCTGTTGTATTGTCGTATCTACACAAAGCAATTAAACCGCTCAACCAGTTACGCATGATTGAAGATGCAACAGTTATCTATCGTATCTCACGTGCACCAGAGCGCCGCATATTCTATATTGACGTAGGTAATCTGCCAAAGTTAAAAGCAGAACAGTATCTCCGTGACATCATGGTTAAGTATAAAAACAAGTTGGTCTATGACGCCAACACAGGTGAAATCCGTGATGACCGTAAGTTTCTATCAATGATGGAAGATTTCTGGTTGCCACGCCGTGAAGGTGGTAAAGGCACAGAAATCACCACACTACCTGGTGGCCAAAATTTAGGTGAGTTGGAAGATGTTAAGTATTTTGAAAAGAAATTATACAAATCACTTAATGTTCCAATCTCTCGTTTAGAACCAAACCAAGGGTTTTCTCTTGGTCGTGTGGCAGAAGTTACACGGGACGAATTAAAGTTTTCTAAATTTGTTGATCGTCTGAGAAATAAATTCTCTGATTTGTTTGATCAAGCAATGCGGGTTCAATGTGTATTAAAAGGTATTTGTACCGCTGAAGAATGGGATTCTTTTAAAGAATACATTCATTATGACTTTATCAAAGACAACAACTTTACAGAACTCAAAGATGCTGAGTTAATGAAAGAACGATTAACTCTTTTAAGTGCTGTTGATCCATATACAGGTCGTTATTTTTCACAATCTTGGATTCAAAGAAATGTGTTACGTTTGACCGATGATGAGATTAAAGAAATGCAGATTGAAATGGATGAAGAAAAAGAAGCTGGTCTTGGATTACCAGTTGGTGTAACAAATGATGTGGCACAAGCACAAATGATGTCGAATGTACCACAACAACCTACACATCCAGATGATTTAGAAGCACAGGCACAAGCCAAAAAACAACAAGAAGAAGTCAACACAATAACAAAATTGAAGCGAATATTATAAATATTTTTGGAGAAAAAACAAATGGATACAAAACAAATTATTGATTATGCATACCAAGGAAATGGTGTTGATTTTAAAGATGCTCTATATTCAGCAATTCACGACAAAGTGACTGCTCATATTGAAGCCAAAAAGCAAGAAATTGCACAAAATTTGATTGCACAGAACGATGAACCTGGCGAAGCAACAGCACAGGACACAGCAATTGTAGCACAAGAAACACAGGAAACAGAAAGTGAAAACACTTAAAGAGTTTCAAAAATATCGAATAGAAGAAGCTAAACTGCCAGCGGATCCGCCAGCAGTAATGATTATGAAAAGACAATCTATTCGCCAGTTTGGTGATGGCCAACGGGTGGCTCTTTATTATGTGGATAAAATTAATAAATACATTACCATACCATATAACGCTTCACAATGGTCATTAACAATACCAGAAGAATTTAAACAGGAATAAAAAATGCCAAATTCATTTACATATCAAGTAATAAAAGATACTACAGAAAGTGCAGTGATTAAAATTACTGGAAATTTTGATGGTTCTGGCCAAGAGGATAATACTGCTCGAATTCAAGCAAATACATTATATGGAGCATTAGACGCAAATAATGTTCCTTTACGGTCACATTTAAGTCAAAGTAATACAGCAAAACCTTTTTATGGTTTATCACTTAACCGTATGTGGTACAATGTTTCCACGGGAGCACAAGTTCAATTATTATGGACAGCTTCAACATCTTTACCTATTTGTAACATTGTTGGTAGTGGTGAGTATGATGGTAATTCAAACTGGCCTACTATTCCAAACAATGCAGAAAATACTGCAGGATGTAACGGAAATATTGGCGTATCCACAAAAGGTATGGCAGCAAACAGCTCATACACAATTGTGTTGGATATACGTAAACATAACGAATACTATCAGCGTGGTCAGTTTAATGATCCTGCTGCATTCAATTTTGGTGACTATTCTATAAGACCTACACCATAATGAGTGGATTTGTTTCGAAACTTCTTTCTAACAATGTTTTAGAAGCTAGAAACATTTTAGACGAAAGATTAAAAGAGTTAATCGAAAATAAGATTAACCAAATAAAACTCCGCATGGCGGCAGAGATGTTTGAAGATTGTGGTGCCGAAGTAGATTTTGAAATAGAAGAAATATCAGAAGGCAACATAATGAAAATGGGTAGAACCAAGGTGGTTCGGATCCGTATTCGTGCTGGTAAGGTACAAAGACGTAAAAAGTTGTCTGCGGTTCCTGGATTTACCATTCGTGGTGGTAAAATGATTCGAATGAGTCCAATGGAACGTAGACATCGTAAGATGGCAGCCAGACGAGCCAGATTTAAAAGACGAGCCAAAATGAAGCAGGCTCTGAGAAAAAGAAGAATATCACTCAGAAAAAGAGGAACATACGGATTATGAAACTAATCAAAGAAATTACCGAAACCGTTAGTTATCTGGTAGAAGATGCTGACGGTAAAAAAACATTACATATAGAGGGTCCTTTCCTTGTTGCTGAGAAAAAGAACCGCAACGGCCGTCTATACGAATTCAATACCATGAAAAAAGAGGTTGCTCGTTATACAGAAGAATATATTAACAAGCATCGTGCTTTTGGAGAATTAGGTCATCCTGAATCACCATCTATTAACTTAGATCGTGTATCTCACATGATTACTTCACTAAAAGAAGATGGTACACAATGGATCGGTAAAGCAAAAATTTTAGATACTCCTATGGGTAATATCGCCAGAAGTCTTATTGAAGGCGGTGCTCAGTTAGGTGTATCTTCCCGAGGCATGGGCTCATTAAAGAATGTCAATGGAGTTAATGTCGTTCAGCCCGATTTTTATCTAGCCACAGCGGCAGATATTGTAGCAGACCCTTCTGCGCCTGGAGCGTTTGTCCAAGGCATTATGGAAGGTAAAGAATGGATGTTAGTCAATGGTGTTTGGACTGAAGTAGAACACTCTCAAGCCATCAATGAAATTAAGAAGGCTTCACGTAGAGAAATCGAAGAAGTAAGTCTACGCATTTTTGAGAACTTCATGAAAAAACTTTAAATATAAATATCCAATATAAATCAAGGAGATTTTCAAAATGGCAAAATTTAATCTGTCTGAAGCCGCTAAAGAAATTCTTGCTGCATCTGTAGCAAGCAAAAAGTCTGGCCAAGATAAACCACAAAAATTAACTGGTGATGTTGCTTACGGTACAAAAGAAGTTGGCGACATTGGTACAGAAGTCACCAAAACAACAGATGCTGCTCCAGATGCTTCCAAAGGCGCTCCAACAGCAACTCCTCCTGGTGCAACACCTCCTGTAGGTTCTGAGCCAATGAAGAAACTGGCTAAGCAACCACAAGAACAAGGTTCTACCGAGCAACCAGAAGGCAAAGCTGCTTCACAGAAGTTTGCTAAGAATCCTGGTGCCACATTCCAATCATATGGCGAAGAAACTGAAGCTGAAGAAGAAGTTATTGCTGAAGCTGAAAAAGAAGGTCACGAAGATGAAAAAGAAGATAAAGCCATGATTAAGAAAATGATCAACAAAGAAAAAATGAAAGAAGATATGAATGCTCTTCTTTCTGGTGAAAATCTTTCTGAAGAATTCGTGCAAAAAGCTACCACAATTTTTGAAGCTGCCGTTATTGCTCGTGCAGAAGAAGTTATTGCTGAAGCTGAAGCCGAGTTGTTAGAGCAATTCGAAAGTGCTATCGAAGAAGTTAAAGAAGATTTGGCAACTAAGGTTGACGACTATCTTAACTATGTTGTTGAAGAATGGATGAAAGAAAATGAAATCGCTATCGAAAAAGGTCTCCGTGCCGAAATCGTAGAAGATTTTATTAACGGTCTACGTAATCTATTCGTTGAGCACTACATTGACATTCCACAAGAGAAAGTTGATGTTGTAGAAGAACTCACAACACGTGTTGAAGAACTCGAAGCTTCTTTGAATGAGCAAATCAATAAAGGTATTGAGCTCAAGAAAGAATTAAACGAACAGAAAAAAATTGAGGCTATCTACACAGCGTGTGAAGGCCTGACGCAAACCCAAGTAGAAAAATTAAAATCACTCGCAGAGGGTGTGGAATTTACTACTGAGGAAGAGTTTGTTGAAAAACTATCCACTTTGAAAGAGTCATATTTCAAAGCTGATGTTAAAGTAGCAGACAATTCCGCTCTAGATGATGAAGTTCAAATTGAAGAAGAAAAGAAAGAAACAAAATCTTTCGATCCTTTGATTGAACAATATGCAAAAACAATTTCACAAACTTTGGTTAAATAACCAATAATATACAACAAAGGAAAAACAAAAATGTATATGACTGAAGAACTACAAAAAAAATGGACACCAGTTTTGGAGCATCCAGAACTCGAAGCCATTAAAGACCCATACAAGAAGGCTGTTACTGCTCTCGTATTAGAGAACCAACAACAAGCCATGTCGCAAGACCGTATGGCCTTGAACGAAGTTTCTGTAACAGGTCCAGAGAATGCTACTGGTAACGCCATTCAGAACTTTGATCCAATCTTGATCAGCTTGGTACGCCGTGCTCTTCCAAACCTAATCGCTTATGACGTTGCTGGCGTTCAGCCAATGACAGGCCCAACAGGCTTGATCTTTGCAATGCGTGCTCGTTATAGCACACAAGACGGTACTGAGGCTTTCTTCAATGAGCCAAATACACAGTTCTCTGGTTCTGTATCTGCACAAAACCCATATGGTTTCCAAGGTACAACAGCACAAGATACAGCTAACACATTCCAAAACCCAACAGCATTGACAACTACCTCTGGTATCGCAATGCCAACAGCTAACGCTGAAATTTTGGGTTCTGATAGTGGTAATGCTTTCCAACAGATGGCATTCTCTATCGAGAAAGTAACTGTAACTGCTCAAAGCCGTGCTTTGAAAGCTGAGTATTCTCTAGAACTTGCACAAGACTTGAAAGCAATTCATGGTCTTGATGCTGAAACAGAATTGTCTAACA